CCGGTTGGGTTGGGAGTCTTCGCCTGCTAAAAAGCCAGGCCGTAAAGCGCCTGTTGCGGCACCAGATAGGGAAAAACTGGTGGGCAAGATCGAGGCCTTTCTCGCCGAGGCCAAGCGCTCCTGGGCGTATGCTGACGGGATGGCCTTGCGCATGTTCAAGGTCGAGCGCGTGGAATGGCTCGACCCTGGCCAACTGCAAAAAATGGTTGCAGCGCTGACCTACGACGCCCGCCGACATGGGAGACCTGAGCGATGAATGAAGAATTGTTCCCAGATGACATTGATCAACTGGACGCCAAGAAGGTATTGGCGAATATGCAGGACCCTACGGTTATATCCCGCTGGGAAGGCTCTTTGCGGGAAATGGTGGAGATTGCCGAGGCCAAGCTTCTGGTTGAGATCAAGCCTGGGGTGGAAGCCGCCGAGCTGGCGCGACATGTCGTCTTTGCAATTTGTTCGGTGATGGGCGGCAAGGTGGTGTACTTGCCACGGGGAGACGCACTCAAGCGGGCTTTACGGGATGCCAAGATCTATCGGGACTGGAAGGATAACAATACCCCGATCCCTGACCTGGTCAGCAAGTACGACCTTGCGAACCAGACAATTTATGACATCATTCGCCGACAACGGGCGTTGCACCGCAAGAATGAGCCCGATCTATTTGGTTATGATGAAGGGACGATGCATTGATGAAAGGACTAGTAGCAATCAGCACTCTGGCAATACTCATTGGTTTTACCGGATGCTGCTTTGCCGCTGATCCGGGGGACGTATCAATTGAGCAAGCGACCACAGAGGCGGTAGAAAATCGTGAATTCGCTAATGTTCTATTGGTACAGGCTCATCAGGCCTGTACGGTAAAAGATTGGCCGAAACAGTCTTCCATCATGCAAGTGATCAATAACCGACTCAAAGAGCAGCCAACAAACAACCTGAAGTACAGCGCTCGGTTTGTTCATTCAAGTTGCCGACAGATGCTTCTTGATGTGTCTTTTATTAATGGCGCTTGCTTTAGTACCCCCCCAACACAGCATGAAATCGATTATTCAAAAAAAACATGGGCAGAGGATTCATTCAGTTGTGATGCCGAGATTGCCAACCCAGATCTGACGCGCGCTGAGCCAGCTAAGGAGCAGACAGAGGCAGAGTGGGAAGCGGAACGAAAGAAAGAAGGCGTATCCGATGAGGATATTGCTTTCATGAAGCATCTTCGCAGCTTGTAAGTCTCAAGCCCCGCCCCGAGCGGGGTTTTTTCTTAAACCCCGCTGATACTCAACAAATCTCCCCCATACGCGAAGCTGGCGCCGTTCCCCCCAACGGCAGGTTCGCACCATGCATTCCGCTCTCGCTCCCCCGAAAGTCGCCCGGCCTCGATGGCCACGCCAATTTGCCCAGCTCATTCTCGCCGCTGGTGATGATGCTGCGCGGGCGGTGCTGTGGGCCAAGGTTCCGGCCGACTGGCGGGAGTTGGTGCAACTGCATATCGCGCAGGCTGACGGCCGTACCGAGCAGCACGTGCGCCAACAGGAGAGATTGCGTCCCGCTGTAAGAACCGTCACTCCGACCTTTGCCGAGTACCGGCCACCCGTCCATGTACCCGGCAACGCTGTGGTCGCCGCTCAACACCTGGCCGCATTGCGGGCCACCATCCACTCACCGCGAGTATCCCAATGACTTCCACCGCACCGAAGCGGCGTCCCCGCACGCCCCGTATGACCTTCTGGGCACTGATCACCATCGCCTTGCTGTTCTGCCTGGCCATCGTCGCCCCGACCAAGCTGCCCGTCGTCCTCTATAAATGCGGCCTGGTCACACTGGGCTGCGTGCTGGGCTACTGGCTGGATCGAGCGTTGTTCCCGTACGCCCGGCCGGACATGGTCCCGAACTGCGACCAATCCATGGCAGGTATCCGCCGCGCCCTGGTCGTGCTGGGCTGCGTCCTCGGCCTGACGCTGGGGCTCTGACATGCGCCGCTCTCGTTCTCTTCTATATATAGCTGCGGCATGCTTGGGCGTGCTGGTTGTCATGGCTGCAAGCCCTCCGGTTAAGGCAGAGATCCCGGACCAAGCGGAGCGCTACCGTCGCGACCTAACCCGTATCGCCCAGGCCGAGTGGGGCTTGGATGCTCCGGTGTCCACCTTCGCCGCACAGATCCACCAGGAAAGCCGCTGGAAGTTCGACGCGAAATCGCCGGTCGGTGCGCAAGGCTTGGGCCAGGTGATGCCCTCGACCGCCACCTGGCTCGCCGAGTTGTTTCCCAAGGCTCTCGGCAAGATAGAGCCGTATAACCCGGTTTGGTCCATGCAGGCGCTTGTCAGTTATGACCGCTGGCTGGCGAACCGCATCCAGGCGCGTGGCCCCTGCGAACAAGGGGCGCTGATCCTTTCCGCCTATAACGGCGGTTTGGGCTGGGTGATCAAAGACCGCAAGTTGGCATCGGCTAAGGGTGCCGATCCGCTGACCTGGTTCAACTCCGTCGAGCGGTTCAATAACGGCCGCTCGGCTGCTGCGTTCAAGGAAAACCGTCAATACCCGCGCCTGATCCTGTTGCGCTGGGAAGCCCTCTACGTTGCTGATGGCTGGGGCCAAGGGGTGTGCCAATGAATGGCTTGCTCGACCTACTCAGGCCCGCCGCCTGGTACGTGGGCATCATCGCTGCCGTGGTGTTCGGCCTGCACCTTAACTGGCAGGACGGCTATGACCAGGGTTACGCCAAGGCCTTGGGCGAAGGGGAAACAGCTATTGCCAAGCTGCGCCTAGAACATTCCCAGGAACAGCAACGTATCGCCGATGCAACAGCTAAAGCCGCCAAACAGGCGGTTGAGGATCTGCGCGTCCAGCAGGATCGGGGCGATCTGCTCGCCACCCAGCTCGCCGACGCAAAGGATTCGTTACGCAACAACACCGACCAACTCAAGGGAGAGATTGCCCGTGTCACGACCCTGTATCGCCGCACCCTCGAATCGGCGCCTGAGCCTTTGCCTGTTGGCATGTTCACTGTTGGCTTTGTCCGCGTGTGGAATAAAGCCAACGGAATCGGCACCGCAGTGCCTGCCCAGCAAGCCCGACAAGCCGCCAGCGGAATTGCTACGTCGCCCGATGGAGCCGGAGCCGCTGACAGCCTCGACTCAGGTGTCACCCAGCCGCTTGTCCTCGCCAACCAGATTCGCAACGGCGAGCTGCACAGTTCCTGCCGGGCTTCGCTCAACCGCCTGATCGATTGGACACTTAATGGAAGTAACTGACTTTGCCAGTCACCTGGAGGCGATCCATAACGAATCCTCCTTGGCGGCACATTTGGCGCAACGTGAAGTATTGACCGGCCCTTCGGCCGAGTTCTGCACAGGAGAGGATTGCGATATGCCAATCCCGGAACAACGCCGTGTGGCCATACCAGGTGTGCAGCTTTGCGCGCAGTGCCAAACGCATCGCGAAAAGAGAGGCCGTCGATGACGACGATTGAAATGCCTGCGTGGCAACTGGTGAGTATTGCCGTAACCATCCTCGGTGCCTTCGCTGGACTTGTGAAGGTTATGGTCATGCAAATGGAGCGCCGACTGGATCAGCGCTTTGCAATAACAGACAAGGACAGTGAGCGCCTGCGCACGCTGGAAATATCCTTTGAACGGCTGCGGGGTGACATGCCCGTGCACTACGTGCGCCGGGAAGACTACGTGCGCGGCCAAACCGTGATTGAGGCCAAGCTTGATGCGTTGGCCCTCAAGCTAGAAACCGTTCAATTAAAAGGACTGAAGTAATGAACATCGACGCCGCCAAAACGCGCCGGGAATCCCTGCGCTGGTACATCATCAAGACCCTGGACACCTCGCGCCCCGTAGATCCTCATGAGGCTATCGTGTTGTCCACCATCCAGGGCATCTATCCCGATGCCACCACCATGGGGCTACGCCGCGAACTCGACTACCTGGCCGACCGTAGTCTGGTGACGCTGGACAAAAAGCCCAACGGCGTGTGGATCTGCGGCCTGACCCACTGCGGGGTCGACATTGCGGAATACACCATCGCCTGCAATCCAGGCGTTGCCCGACCAGAAAAGTACTGGTGACCCCATGCCCCCACGCAGCAAGGTTGCCAGTCTGCCCAAGCCGGTCAAGACCTGGCTCGACAAGGCCCTAGCCGAAAACAACTTCAGCGATTACGAAGCCCTGGCCAACGAACTGTCGAGCCAGGGTTTTTCGATCAGCAAGTCGGCGCTACATCGCTATGGCCAGGACTTCGAATCCAAACTCTCGGCCTTGAAGATGGCCAGCGAGCAGGCCCGTGCCGTGGTGGCTGCTGCTCCGGATGAAGAAGGCGCGGTCAACGAAGCGCTGATGCGTCTTGTCCAGGAACACCTGTTCAAACTGCTGATGAGCGATGGCGACCAGATGGACTTGCCGAAGGTCGCCAAAGCTGTGGCCGAGTTGGGTAAGGCCTCGGTTGTGCAGAAGAAATGGCAGGCGGAGTGGAAGGAGAAGGTCGAAACGGCGGCGGCGCGCGTTGATAAGATCGCCAAGAAAGGAGGCCTGACACAGGCGACCTCCGATGAAATCCGGCGCGAGATCCTGGGGATGGCATCGTGAGTCTGCCCCTCG